ATCATACATTCTTTGGATTTCCACATGAAAGTAATTACAGATCTTATCAACCTTACAAAGCACTTATTAGATAATGGCAAACATTACACAAACTATTCCAGCGTTAACGGCTGGCATTTCACAACAACCTGACGAGCAAAAGATTCCCGGTCAGGTCAAAGATATGGTGAACGCTATACCTGACGTTACACAAGGATTATTAAAAAGACCTGCTGGTAAGTTTGTGGCATCTTTGAGTGACGGGACAAAAAATTCTTCAATAGATGGTAAATGGTTTCACTACTATCGTGATGAGAATGAACAATACATAGGACAAATATTTAGAAACGGAACAGTCAGAGTTTGGGACTGTCTTACAGGAGCAGAGAAAGATGTTATTGATGGAATAGGAAATAGCACATACTTAACTCATACTAATGATGAAGATATACAGACACTGACTCTAAACGATTTTACTTATATCAATAATAGATCCATCACTACTGAAATGGATACGACAGTAGAACCCCTTGGAGATTTTCAGAAAGAAATTTTTGTCGAGTTAAAAAGTATCAGTTATGCAAAACAGTATGCGTTAAACGTTTTTGATAGTACAGATCCTGCTGATCTAAGTACAGTTACTACAGCTACACGTATAAATGTAACCCTAGTCAACTCAAGTAATAACTATTGTGATTCAGGGTTCCGTATGAGAACTCATGCTGATAGAGGTAATACTAATAATGCTAGATGTGGTACACAAGCTGGTGATGGTAGAGATGCCTTTGCACCTAATGTAGGTACACGTATTTTTAGCGTTAGCTCTGGAGATACTCTTGTTGATGAAGGAGCTACGGGTGGAACTCTAGCTAATGGAAACCAGTCAGATACTAACTACAGCTACCAAGTTAATATATTTAACTCAGCCAACCAAGGCAGTCAACAGAACAGAAAAAACTTATATTTTCGTATAGCTACAACTGGTCAGTCAGTACCTTACACAGAGGGTTCTGGAAGTAGTCAGACAACTACATATCAAGCAAGATATACAACTACACATGATTTACTTCATGGTGGAGAAGGTTGGCAGCAAGGTGATTACTTTTATGTATTTATGAAAGATGGTTACTACAAAATAACCATAGATGAAATAAGCACTTCAGTTGTTCAAGCAAACCTTTCCTTAGTCAGACCACAACCAACACCATTTGATACTGAAACAACTATTACTGCTGAGAGTATTCTTGGTGATATAAGAGCTCAGTTAATAGCTAGTGGTAATTTTAGTGCCACTGATATAAGTCAGATAGGTACAGGATTACATATAAAACGCAATACTATATTCAATGCTTCTACGCCAGTAGGAGAGCTCTTAAATGTTGTAGCTGGAAAGGTTAACGATGTAGGAGACTTACCCTCTCAGTGCAAACACGGAATGGTAGTAGAGGTTATTAATAGTGAAGCAGAAGAAGATAACCACTACGTTAAATTCTTTGGTAATAACGACAAAGATGGTGAGGGTACATGGGAAGAATGTGCTAAGCCGGGAAGAAAGATAAGGCTCAAAAGATCTACAATGCCTATCCTCCTCATAAGAACTGCTGATGGTAATTTTAGACTTACTGAATTAGATGGATCTACATATAGTATTGGTGGCGTTGTTCAGCCAGTAGTTCCTCAATGGGATGATGCAATAGTAGGTGATGAAGTAACAAACCCTGAACCTTCATTTATAGGTAAGAGCATTAACAAGATGCTGTTTTTTAGAAACAGATTTGCAATTCTTGCCGACGAAAATATTGTTATGTCTCGTCCCGGAGACTTCACTAACTTCTTTGCTAAGTCAGCTATACAGTTGATTGCTAGTGACCCTATAGATATATCAGCTAGTTCAGAATATCCAGCAATATTATTTGATGGCATACAGACTAATACAGGTTTAGTTTTGTTTACTAAAAATCAACAGTTTATGTTGACTACAGATAGTGATGTATTTAGTCCGACTACAGCTAAAATAAATGCTCTTTCTACTTATAACTTTAACCCTGCCACTAACCCTATTTCTCTTGGAACTACATTAGGTTTCCTAGATAATGCTGGTAAGTTCTCAAGATTCTTTGAGATGGCGCAAGTACAGAGAGAAGGAGAACCACAAGTAATAGAACAGAGTGCAGTAGTTTCTAGGTTGTTTGAAAAAGATTTAAAACTTATATCTAATTCAAGAGAAAACTCAGTTATTTTCTTTAGTGAAGAAGGTACATCTACATTATATGGATATAGATACTTTGACCAAATAACTGAAAGAAGATTAGCTTCTTGGTTTAAATGGACATTAACTGGAACTATCCAATACCATTGCATGCAAGACGATAATTTATTTGTAGTTGTAAGAAATGGTGCAAGTAATAAAGATCAGCTACTAAAGTATTCAATCAAAATGGATTCTAATACCTTTGCTTTAGCAGAGAATAGAGTTCATTTAGATCATGTAATGACTACAAGTGGTTGGACTTACAACCCTACTACAGGTAAATCAACTAAAGCTAAACCTATCGGTCTAGAAAGTAGTAATCAACTTGCAGCATATGATGTAGATGCAGGTAACAACTTAGGTAGATATGGTCTAATTACTATCAATGGTTCTAATTTAGAACTCGATGGTAATTGGTCTGGAGAAACATTTTTAATTGGTTATCAATACACAATGGAAGTCAAACTTCCAACTATCTATTACCTAACTCAGAGTGGTCAAAACTGGAGAGCTGATACAAGAGCTAACACCATCGTGCATAGAGTTAAGTTTGGTTTTGGTCCTGTAGGTTTATATGAAGCAACACTTGTAAGATCTGGTAGAGCTGACTATACAGAAGTATTTGAAGTCTCAAGTGCAAACCAATATTCAGCAAATACCGGAGTAATAGTTGATGATAATTTCCTAAGAACAGTTCCTGTTTATGACAGAAATATAAACGCAGCATTAACTATTAAATCAACACACCCAGCTCCAGCCACAATTCACAACATGACGTGGGAAGGAGTTTATACAAACAATAATTATACGCGTGTCTAAATACATTCACCCAGCAAACTTGGAAGCTGCAATTCGTGTGGCTTCCAATTTATTACCCGACGATTATCGGGAGGTCACAGAAGGTCATGGACATGACCCTTTAAATGCACTGGTCGTAGGTTTTAATAACTGCGACTCAGTTTATTTTGAAGTGCCAAATGGCGAGATAGCAGGCATGGCAGGAGTCCACGAGGGTGGACAAATCTGGATGCTTTGCACCCCAGCTATCTACGACTATCCACATACCTTTGCAAGAGAAGCAAAGAGATATGTAAACGCAAGAACAGAAAAGTTACTGTGGAACATTGTTGACGAAAGAAACAAAGTCCATATCAAGTTACTTAGGTTTTTAGGTTTTAAATTTCTTAGAAGATTTCCCTACGGACCAAACAATTTATCCTTTATAGAATTTTGCCGTGTGCAGTCCAGCAGCAATAGGACCAGCAATAGGAGCAGTAGGCTCTGCAATGCAAGCGTCCCAAGCGAACAAAGAAAAGCGTAGGATGTACGAGCATCAACTTAAAGTCAGAGAACGTAAGTGGATGCAAACTAGAACTACCTATGCAACAAAAAAAGTTCAGTTTGAACAAGAAGTTGACCAAGCAAATATTGCAGCTCAACGTGCTTATTCAAGAACACAACAACAATTAAATAACGCAAAATCTCTAGCAATTTTAGAAAACCAAGAGGATTTCAAAAAGATGTTAGCCAACGAAGGTACGATAGAAGTTTCTGCTGCCGAGCGTGGTGTTAGAGGTAGAGCAGTAGCTAGACAATTAGTTATGAACAAAGGCAACTTTGGTATTAGTCAAGCACTAAGATCCAGAGGCTTAGCTCAAGCTGGTTATGCAGCTAAACAAAGTAATGAAGATGTTAATAGACAATTAAAAGGACAACTAAATAGATCCTTTGGAAAGGTAGCTATTCAACCAATAGCAGACATAGCACCACCTGCGCCTGTTTACCAAAACGTTGGTATGACATTCATGCTTGGTATGGGTGAAGCGTTAGGTGCTGGAATAGAGGGAAGAATGGGTACTAATACAAATCCCTTAAAAGATCCAACAGGAGGAGGAGGCTACAATTTTCAAACTGTAGATTTTAGTAGTGGTAATTTAAGTCTTGGAAACTCTACAGGTCTTTACAGTTCCTCTGCTTTTAATACTAATACCAGTTTACTTGGAAACTACCGTCCTTTAATTAATAGTCCAAGTATAAATTATTTCAGTACTCCATAATGAGCATAATACCTAATTACAATATAACTGGGCAGAATGTTACTCCTCAAGAAGTACTAGATGTAGTCCCAGAACAAGAAGCATCTGATAGAGCTATCCAGCAATCAGAAGAAAGATATCTACAGCAACTAGAAAAAAATTCTGCTGATAGATTAAGAAACTCCGAAAAAATGTTTGAAGGTTTAGCTACTCTTTCAGGTAAAATCGGAGATATCATAAAGAAAAAACAAGAAAAATATAGAGAAGATAGAGAAGCACAAATAAAACTAGACATACTTACCAGAGGTGTTAGTCCAGAATTAGAAGCACGGTTTAGAGGTGAGCGAGATTCACTATTTGAAGATGATCTAGCAACACAAGAATTTGCATCTAAATACGAAGCAGAAACCGGTGACAGTATCACCGCTCAAGAGTTTCGTAAGATGGCAGGCTGGGAAAAGTATATGGTTGCAGAACAGTATGCTTTACAAAAAGCAAAAGACTACGACCAGTATGTTTATGATGCTTATGAAACAACTAAAATAGATGTTATTAGAGATGGTCAACAAGTTTCTGTTGGACATTTTGATAATCTTTCTCCATCAGAACAAGCAGCTTTAGATACAAAGATAAAGTTTGAATATGCCAAGCAATTTGCAGGATTAAACGAAGCACTTGTAGCTACTGTTGTTAAACCTGAGATAGATAAGTTTGATGAAGCTAGACGTAAAAAACAAGCAATTGAAAGAGAAGCTAATTATCAAGCAAGTGTAAAAGCATCTGACAGCAGGATGATTGCAGTTGGATTCATAACAGCTAATCCATCAGATGGACACCAATTAGCCCATGATTGGGCAGCTAGATACGCAGCTAGAAATAGAACTACTATTGGTGCTGGTAGAACAGCGTTTAAAGAGAACTTAATAGATTTAGTTAGTCAAAATGTAATCACCTATCCAGAAGCTATGTCTATAGTTAATCACGAAATAACAGCTCGTGATGGTTCTACTAAAACTATGGGTTCTTGGAAAGAGTGGTCAGGTTTAGAAGGTGAATTAGCTGCTGCTGCTAAACAAGGAACTGCTGCTAGAGAAGAAGCTAGAGAAAATAATATAGCTGCTGATTTGCAAGTTATTAAGTCTATGAAAAATAGAACTGGTGAACAAAATGCACAAATGTATGCTTTGTATAAGGAAAAATATGATGGATACGTTCCTACAGAATTATCTGATGCTTTGAAAGGTCACATAGATGATGCGTCAGCAGAGGATATGATTGAACAATCTATACGTTACCAAGGTGGTGTATATGATTTTGAAATGGAGAATGTAAGTACTGAAGTATTTAACAAATACAAAGATAAGATTCTATCTAGTGGTGCATTGGTTCCCGGAACTGACCAACACGAAATGGCATCTAAATATCTAAAAGGCTATACCAACAAAGCTATGGTAGCCACATATGGAGAAGCAGATATCAAGTCTCCTGAATGGTTAACTTTATATGGCAATTTAGAGGCAGCTTACAATAGTGCTTACAAAGAAACTATGATCCGTGACGGTAAAGTAGTAGGTACACATGGAGAAGCACATAAAGCTGGTAGACGTGCTGTTGAAGAAATCCTTAGTGACCCAGATATGGTCATTGATTTACAAACAACTAATCTTGAACCGGGAGATGACTCATACAGCAGACAAGTGCAAAAAGGTATGACTCAATCTGGTGGTGGTTTATGGAAAAAGAATAAAATATCTGCCGACTCAAAAGCACAGAAAGAATTAATAGCTTGGGGACAGACTCCACTGAAACAGGGATCTGATATACCTGACTACTATCGTGATCTAGCTATGAGAATGGGAGTTAATCCTATTGACTTAGCTAACTCACAACTCAGACATTACACCAAAGAAGAAGTAAAAGAAGAGAAGACAGAAGAACAAAAGTACAACGATAAAGTATTAAACCTTATTTATAAATTTCCTACTCGTTCCCGTATAACAAGAGCAAGACTCGAAACAGAAGGAGCAGGAGATCAAAACGTTAAAACATCCATTTATAACAAAAAAGCTTTAGTGAGAAAGGACCAGTAACTGCGGATTACTTGCCTCTCATTTGGCAATATTTACCGTGGTAACTATGAATGAAGAAATGAATTTTCAGATAGGAATATCTGGAGATGGACTGGATGTATCTGAAACAGAACAAGCAGTCCAAAATATACAGCAAGCTGATATTGAAAAAGGTCTTACATCATCTATAGAAGAAACAGAAGAACAACCTGAAGAAGTAATTCCTGAAGTTGTACAAGAAGAGAAAAAAGAAGGTCCAACAGCAGGAGACTATGTAGCTGATACCTTTGTTGGTTTAGGAGAAGGTGCTAGAGCAGCAGCTTCTAATATCATCACCATGCCAGAAAGAGTTATTGATTTTTTCAATGGCGAAATGGAAGAGGAGATGAAAACCGAAGAAGGTTATCAGACTGAATGGGATCAATTTATGTATGGTGACGGAGATCCAATTACTACCAAAACATGGTGGGGTGGATTAGTTTCTGGAGCTACAGAAGTTGTATCTACTATTGCTCTTACAGGTGGTGCAGGAAAGATAGCTAAAGGTGCTAGTCTTGCAACACATTTAAAAACTGGTGCATTAGTTGGTGCTAAGTATGACTTATTTGCAAAGAACGAAAACCAAGATAACTTAACTGGCGAACTTGTAAAACACGTACCAATACTTGATAACGCTTTAGCTACAAAGGATACAGACCATCCTGCGATGAGAAAGCTCAAGCATGTTGTAGAAGGTATGGGAATTGGAGCTGTATTTGATGCAACTCTATTTAAGTTGGGACCGATATTTAAAACAGGTGTAGACAATACTACAGCTACAGCAAAGAAAGGGGTAGCCAAAGGTAAACAAGTAGTCAAAGATATTTATAACGAAAGAGAAGCTTTAGGTGATGCACTAAAAGAAGACCTTAAACCATTAGGACCATTGGCTGATGCAGCTAAAAAAGAAGCAAAAGCTGTTGGTAAAGAACTTGGCGAAATAGGAGAACTTAGTAAGCAAAAACTTAAAGGTTTAAAAGATGAACTTATTAATGCTGACGACGACCAACTTACTGAATTTGGTAAAAGAGTTAGAGATATAGTTGTATCTAGAAGACAAAGTGTAGAGAAACAAACTAGAGAACAAGTTAAATCTCAGATGAAAGATCCGAGAGTACGTTTTCCCAAGAATGAACCTATAGGAGAAAGACAATTAGGAACTTCTACCTCTAATAGTTCAGCTAGTGACGTTAATAAATCTATGAAGAAAGTCAAAGAAGACTGGGGTTCCGCAGATGGACACGTCGGTTCTATGACTTCCAACACACAGATTGAAAGAATGGCTGCTGGTACTAAACAGTCAGAAGAAGTTATTAAAGAAATACTTGGTAATTTTAGAAGTCAAGGATTTATAAAAGAACTTGCAGAAACTGCTAGGAGACAAGGTAAAACTTTACAAGAAAGTATTGGAAAAGATCTTGATATGTTTAGAGCTGTCTATGAAGGCAGGAATACAGATAAGGTAGGAACAGATGATTTCTTTAAACTTTTTACTAGAGATCAAACAGCACTTTATAGCACAACTAAAACAGGTAGAAAAACTAAAGTTGGTGAATACGTAAAGCCAGAATATATAAAAGCATTGGATATGGTTAACACCTCACTATTCAATGACATAAGAGATGCTGGTATTGGAGCAAGAGAATTAGCCGATATTACAGATATAAAAGATATAGATGGTCCAGCTCAGCAGATGGTTGAGAAACTTATTGCTGGTCTAAGACTAAGAAAAATGTCTAGTGCAGAAGTATCACAACAGTTATCAGAATTTGGTGATGCTCGTCTTTCTAATAAAACAAGACTTTCTAGAAAAGAACTTACAGAAAAGATTGATAAAGATGTACAGAAAAGTATAGATGCTTTCCGTATGGCTTTAGATATGACCACCGAACAAGACGGTGATGAAGTATTTAAAACTATGTTTGAAGGAATATCTATGGCTGATGGCGTACATACTCTCGATGATCTTGACGCTTTCATGCGTAAGAAAATGAGAGGTGGTACTTTCGCTGGTGATAAGAAACAAACAGGCGCATTCTTGAGAGAGATGGGAACTATGTTTACTCATAGTGTTTTGTCTGGACCAAAAACAGCAGTCCGAGCAATCTTAGGTACGTCTACTGCAACATTTACACGACCAATGGCTATGGCTTTAGGTGGTGCAATGCGTGGTGACTTTATGACTTCAAGAGCTGGTTTGGCATCACTTAATGCTATGCGTGAAGCTATACCAGAATCTTTTCAATTATTTAAAAAGAAATTAAATAGTTACTGGGCTGGTGATTTATCAACAATAAAAACTAGATATGTAGAAAGAAGTGCAATAGATGACCAGTGGAATATGTATGGTCATTGGGCAGAAACAAGAGGAAATACTACAGATAAAATCTTATATCGTATGGCTAATATGGTCAGAGGTATGAATGATAGTAGTCTTCTTACCTACTCTACAAAGATCATGGCATCTACTGATGATGCTTTTGCATTAATTATTGGTAGAGCCAGAGCTAGAGAAAAGGCATTCTTAGCAGCAGCAGAACAACTACCTGATGGTGGTATGGTCAATCTAGATGCCAAGTTCTTTAGGCAATCAGAAGATTATTTTAATAACGAGATCTTTAAACCTGACGGTACATTAACTGATACGGCTGCTGAATACAGTAGAAAAGAAGCAACACTTACTCAAGACTTAACTGGATTTGGTAAGAATTTAGCAAGTGCTTTTGACCAAGCACCTTGGGCTAGACCTTTCTTCCTGTTTGCTAGAACTGGTATTAACGGTTTAAGACTTACTGCTAAACATACTCCCGGATTTAACTTCTTAGTTGACGAGTTCAACATGATAGCTAAAGCAAAACCCGGAGATAACCTTAGTCATTTAAAACAGTTTGGAATAGAAACTCCACAAGATTTATTAAATGCTAAAGCTATCCAGAACGGAAGATTAGCTATGGGTAGTGCAGCATTAAGTATGGCTTCAATGGCATATCTTGCTGGTGGATTACATGGTAATGGACCAACTGATAGACAAAAAAGACAAGCATGGTTAGATGCTGGATGGAAACCAAGAACAATTAAGATTGGCGATGTTTGGGTAAACTATGATGCTTTTGAACCTTATAACCAGATACTTGCATTAGTAGGAGATATAGGAGATCACCAAGACTTAATGGGTGAAGAATGGGCAGAAGATAGATTATTAAAATTATCTATGGCATTAGCAAGTACAGCTACAAGTAAATCTTATTTAGCTGGTATGCAGTCATTTGTTGACTTGTTTTCAGGACAACCCGGACAACAAGAAAGAATAATTGCATCGTTAATGAATAACACAGTACCTTTAGCTGGTCTTAGAAATGAGATAGGTAAAGTACTAACTCCATACACAAGAGAACTAGGTTCTGATATTGGCGACTCTATAAGAAATAGAAACTTAATAACTGAAAATGTTGCAACAGATCCACTACCTATTAAATACGACATCCTTACAGGTAAACCTATAAAAGATCACGACTTTGTGACTCGTATGTTTAATGCAATTTCACCTGTGAACTTTAACTTGGATTACTCAGAAGGAAGACAGCTCTTATTTAATAGTGGCTATGACATGAGGTCATCTACATATTCAGCTCCAGATGGAACAGATTTATCTGATAGTCCAAAAGTAAGATCTATGTTTCAACAAGCTATAGGTAAACAAAACCTAGAAGCAGTATTTAACAAGATGGCACAAGAGGAATCAATACAAGTTTCTATAGCTGAAATGGAGTGGCACAAGAAAAATGGTATGAGCGATGTTGAACCAAGATCATTCCCACACTACAAACGAATTGCAAGAGAGTTTGACAAAGCTAAGAAACGAGCTTGGGCAAGCCTGCAACAAGATCAAGACGTCCAAAAATTACTTATTGAAGAAAGAAATCAAAAATTAAAAAACGTAAAAGCAAACCAAGGCACGATAGACAAAATTTTAGAGATGCCTAAATAACAAAGGTGGATAACCCATGGCGGTACAAACAACTGAAGAATTTAAAAATGGCGGTGCCACCTCATACGCCATTACAATTGAATATTTAAAAGCAAGTGACATCAAAGTAAGAATTGATGGAACTTTACAAACTTATGTAGCCAGCAGTCCCGGTTCTGGTCAATACACCGTAAGCGGTACAACAGTTACCCTTGGAGCAGCAGCTCCGTCCGGTACTGGAAATGTACATATATATAGAGAAACAGATGTAGATACAGCAGCAGCAGCATTTGTTGCTGGATCTTCAATAAGAGCAGCAGATCTAAATGCTATCCATGATATGGCTAGGTTTGGTCTAAGTGAAGCACGTTCAAAAGTTATTGAATCTGACATTAAAGATGAAGCGGTAACATCTGCAAAGATAAAAAATGCAACTATTGTTGATGCTGACATTAGTGGAAGTGCTGCTATATCACAAAGCAAGATTGCTACAGGAAACTTACCTAGTGGCATAACTGTAAATTCAGGTAACATTGTTGATGGTTCTATTGTTATAGGAGATCTTCAAACTGGAACTCTTGATAGCAGATATTACACAGAGACTGAATTAAACGATGGACAACTAGACAGTAGATATTACACAGAAACTGAGCTAAATGCTGGGCAATTAGATAATAGATATTACACAGAGACTGAGCTAACTAATGGTCAATTAGATAGTAGATACTACACAGAAACAGAATTAAATGCTGGACAACTAGACAATAGATACTACACAGAAACAGAAGCTGAAGCTTTATTCCTTAGACAGGATTCTTCAGAAACTATTGCTAGTGGAACTACATGGTCTAACTCTGATACAAAGGTAGCAACTACTGCTGCTATCAACGCAAGAATTATTGACCTTGTTGATGATGTTGGTGGTTTTAATGTTATTGCTAACGAATTAGCTTTTCCAAATGAAAACCCACAAGGTTCTACTGGACAAGCTGCAATAATGAGTGTTGGTTCTTTATCTCAAGCTTATACACCTAGTGGAACTACAGTAACTATTGCAAATGGAACTGTAGGAAACAGTACGGTAACTATAACTGGAGTACCTTCAGTCTTACCTCAAGGATTTGGAATATTAGTTGAATCTACTTCAACATTAAATACTTATACTTTCCACAGATTAGTTCCTAAAGCTACTGAAGTTACAACAGTTGCTAGCAATATTACCAATATTAATAACTGTGGTAATAACTTAGCTGATATTGAAAACTTTGCTGACTTATATCAGATAAGTACTACAGCACCTACAACAAGAGCTGATGGTACAGCACTAACAATAGGTGACTTATGGTTTGATAGTTCTTCTAACCAAGTGATGATGGTTTATGACGACTCTTCAGGAGACGGCTTCTCACCAATCACACCTAACCAAGCAACTATCACAGCTATTAATAGTGTTTCTGGTCACGTTACTTTCCAAGAAGACTTAGGTCTTGTAACTGAAAGTGTTAACACAGGATCAGGAAATAACTCCATTAATACTGTTGGTGCAAACATAGCTTCTGTTAATACAACTGCTGGAAGTATTGCAAACGTAAATACAGTTGCTACCAACATTGCAAACGTAAATACAACAGCTAGTTCTATTGCCAACGTAAATA